TGTGCTCATAGTAATTCAATCCCCTCATTAAATCCAAAATCATCTGTACTTACTAGTAATGCATCATCGGCAGTATCAATTACACCATCATTATTTTTATCTTCCAATGCTTTTGGTGTGTATGTAACTTTAGTGATTCTCGATTGAACAGCATTGTCTCCAATGCCTTCGTAAATGATTGCTTTCTTGATGACACTTGCTTGATCATATGGACCATAAACATAAGACTTAGCAGTAAATGTTAAAGTCCAAGTAATATATCTACGTTCTAGAAAATTATCATCCCATGCATCATCATATTGAACGTTATTTAAAATGATAGCAACATCTTTCTTCTCATCCATATCAGGAATCATATTAAGAGTGATGTTGAAAGCTGGTTGAAAATAGGGTAGAATTTGCTCAAGAATTTGTAAACCGTCATCTTGTGACTTAGCAATAATACCGAGTTCAAATTCAATATTATATGGTACAGGAACATATTGTTCTCTTACAGTAGAACCATCATCTTGTACAATAGTTCTATATTTTTGAATAGGTGAGGTTTTTCTCTGTGCATCATAATTAATTCCTGTCATCTCAAAATACAAACGCGGCAACTGAATAGCAATTTTTCTGTCTACATCTGGATTCTGTTCCAAACGTGTTAAGAATTTTGCTTTTGGACCATATGCCAGAGGAACTTTTTCTTCTTCCAATACAGATCCATCAGAAGGGTCAACCTTCTTCAGTGAAATACTATTGAAGAGAGTTCCAAATCCAATAATATTTCTGCGAATAATTTCGTTATAAAAATGTGACCCTAGCATTAGATACTATCCGTAAAATTACCATACTCACCAAATGGATTTCTTTCAGTCCAATCAATGATGTCGTCTGCAGTATTCTCAATCTCTCGATTTTGATCATACTCACTATTCGTATTATTTAGAGTATCAAAAGTACTTACAACCCAAACGGCACCACTATCATTTCCTGTTATCGCTTCGCCTGTCGAGAACGTTCCAGTTCTATTGATAACTTGTATAATCCTGGTACCATTGTCCCATGACTTAACTTCTGCTTCGACCCCTGTTGTAGATCCTGTAATTGTTTCACCCACATTGAAGTCGCCACTGCCCCCAACGCCAAGGGTAAGAGCAATAGCGGAACTAAAGAGAGTTTCGAGTTCATCGATTTCAGCAACTCCTGTAGAAATATCATCGCTACCATATTCGTAAATTTCAGCAGTCATTGTGTAGAAATAAATTTTACCTAGTTGATAAAAAGGATCTTCTCTTTCTACAAATTTAATCTCATAGATATCTTGAGTTAATGGAAAGTAAAGTAAATCTCCTTCATTGGGACGCCCATTAACCGTCAAATTATATCCAGAAGATGCCTCGTCCCATCTTCTTTGCGAAACAACAAATCTAACTTCATCCGAAATTCTCAAACCGAACTTACTAATAAATTCGGATGGTGATCCAAAACCCTCAACGTTTTGCAAAAGCATTTCTACTTGAAATTGACTTTCAAATTTATTGTAGATGATATCATCTAATGTATTATCTCTTAAGAGAGTTCTTGGAAGATAATAGATATCTGTTCCAAACAGTTTAATCTGTTCGTCTACAAGATCCTGCACGAGATTTTGCTCGCCAGAATATCCTGAATAGTAAGATGGAAAATAAGGACTAGTAGGCATTTTATCCGATCATATCCATTGGTGGGAGTGAAAAATCTGTCATCATTCTAGACTCCAGTTCCTTCACTTCATTGTTACCATCTTCCCAGATCTGACGACCATTGAGAGTTACGCCGCCAGGAAGTTGAACTGCGTTATACTTAATAAGGTTTTGTCCCCACTGTCTTTTCATAAGAGCAGTGGCATATCTTTTTACGAAACTATCGTCATAAACTTGAGTAAAATTATCTGGATTTAAGTAACGATAACAATCAATGAGAAGATATTGACCTTCAACAACTCTAGTAGTATCGATATCAATATAAAGTCTATCTTGTCTTTTATTAAAACGATACTCAATCAAAGATCCAGTATTGATTATCATATCGATAGTTTCAAAATGTTGTTTAATCATATAGTAATTTGTTAAATCAAAATTACCAAAACTAAAAGCAGAACCTGTGGAAAAAGAAAACAAGTCCATCAAATAGTATTGATTACTCAGACCAAACAAATTATTTCTTAGGAAATTAGATGACACTCCAAATACTTTTGAGATTCCAATAACAGAATCAGGGCACTCGATATAATTATTTCTATTTTCCCAAGCATCTGCATTTGGGGCAGTTGTATCTTCATCTGATGTTGTAAAACGAGTTACATCATCAGCAGTAAATTGATGTTTCAGATACATTCTTTCAATACCATCAAAATGATATTCGTGATAATATTGAATTGCCTGATCAATAATATCATCTTCTTGAGCACTATCAATGTTAATTTGTAACACTGGAGCACCAAGTTGACGTTTACAGTAATCAATTAATTCCTGTTTTGTTGATGGCTTTGCCATGTATCTAGATACAAAAAATCCCTACCTGTATTTATGAGGTAGGGATTTGTAGATTATTCTGCAGAAGGTTCTTCTTCTGGTGTCTCTTGTTTAGACAGAAGTTCTAGAGTTTCTAGACCTCCTTGTAATTTTAATTTGTATTCTCTTGCTTTAGCAAGACTTGCTTCCAAATCAGCAATTTGTTTTTCCGTAGAAGCAAGTTGCTCATCAAAATTCTTTTTAAGTTGTTCAGTGTCCATATTTTAATATTGAATAACGATATTTTTATTTATAGAAGTTAAGCGTAACTAGTAAAGACATATGCTCTATAAGTAGAAGAACTATTTGTTCCTGCCCAATAAACTGTTGCGTATGAGGTATCTCCAGCGTTATAGTTCTGGATTCCATATCCAGTAATAGAACTTAGAGGTGGTCCAGGACTATCACCATTAGCATCTCCATCTAGATTAAATCCCCAGAGACCATCGTCGCTGGAAAATCTTGTAGTGCTTTGGTAACCAGTGGTAGATCCAGCTTGTTGATTATCTGAAAATGTCCATCGAGTAGTATTTGTATTTGTTACAGTAGTACCATTTGGATTAATAACAAGTACTTGTAAATTTTTTAAATCAGCAGAATTCACGAAAAAATTTCTTAATAGCGGTCTATCAGTATCAAAACTCATATACAATATACCATAATATCTTGTAGAATCTTTGATTGCAATTGCCATCCAAGGTCTATCATTTAATGCTGATTGATCGAATCCAAAAGATCTTGTAATATTAGTGTTTGACTCCCAATATGTTCTAGAAAATTGTCCAGTGGCAGTAGGTGGTGTGTTTGTAGTCCCCGATAGCGACTCTGCCAGCGCACCATATCTAGGAGTTGCTAATAGAGTATATCCAAGACTAGTAATTTCGGTATTCCAATCAGCTGGAGAATCATAATTTAGTGTGGCAAATGTTTGATTTAATGCTAATAGATCAGTATATGTACTAGCAGCTCCAGTTTCTATCCAACCATTTGAATAATAACGTAGTTTTTGTTCCGTAGTATTGTAATAAATTCTTCCATTACCATTTGCTGGATTGGATGAATACCTAGGAATTTTTAATTTTTGTAGAGCTGTTATATCTGAATTTAGAGTACTCATGATTTTTAAATGCTAGCTGATTTCCATTCGGTGCCAGTATACCACCTCAAGGTATTTGAAGAAGTATTGATATAAATTTGTCCTCTAACTGGACTTGATGGATCTGAAGTTGCCGTTGGTAATTTCATGAACCCTTGTCCAGCAGATTTACCAATATCAAAATTAGAAGCAGTTGTCATTCCCATTTTAAATCCTCCTCATATAGTTTGCCATTTTGTTCCATTCCATATTCTAAGACTATTACCTAGGAGAACTAGATCTCCTGCTTCTGGTGTCCAAGTAATTTCATCTTCCGTTAAAAAACTGGGAACCACAACAATTGTAGCTCCATCTAAGTTAGTTGTACTTAATTTTGATGTAGTTGATAATGGCATTAGTTAATCACCCAGTTTCCAGAAACTGTTACGGTTACATTGTTATTTATATCAATAGGTCCAATTGAGATTCCAGTTTGTCCAGATGGAATCGTTGTATTTTCTGAAATATCATTAGCACTTGCTCTAATAACACCTTTACTATCAAACCATTGTGGCTGACTATTGACATATAAAATACCAGTCATGGAGATTCCTCCACCAACTTGTAACTTTTGATCAGTAACACCACTACTAGATACTGTTGTTTGTCCAATAGCAACTCTACTATTTCTGTAAATATCTGATCCAGTTGTATTCCAGTTAGATCCACTAAATGAAGCTCCATCTTTATACAACTGACCTCCAACCATGTTAATGTTTCCATTAACAACTAGTTGATATTGATTTCCACTAGTAGCAGTATCTGGATCTCCACCTATAGCAACTCTATTATTATTTCCATTAATAGAAATTGCTGGCGTAGTATTCCATGCAGTTCCGCCATCATCTGTAGATGCCTGAAAATACAATAGATCATTGGCTTGAGCATTAATTCTGAAATTTCTCTTTGTTGTCGCTCCAAGCAGTTCAATTGTAGCACTAGGATTCTCTCCATCATCTTTGACAATGACTTTATCAACCCTAATGTTGCCAGCGACATCGAGCAGCTCAGTAGCATCACGTTGGATACCAATCTTTTGAGCAATCTTTAAATTACCACCTGCTTCAATTCTTAAATATTCGGTAAGGTCAGTAATAGATGTTTGAGGTCCATCTGTTGGATTTCCTTTAATAACAAGATCTGCTGTGTTACTACTAGCATCCTCTCTAAAGATATTCCAAGTATAAGCATTGCCACTGTTTTGGAAAGCAATACCTTGATTGTTGGCATTATTTGATGTTTGAAGTACAAGATCATCTAGTGCTCCATTGTAAATAGAGAACTTACCATCGGTATCTCCTGGTTCTTGACCAACAGCAACCTTGCCTTGTGCTACGTCAACAAAGAATAAATTATTATCACTGTCTACCTTAAAGTCAGAAGTACAACTAATAACACCAGTGACACCTAGGTTACCTCCAGCAAGAGTTAATCCATATCCATCGGCAATTTCAAGGTTACCAGTAATAGTACCACCATCACTAGATAAGTTTCCAGAAGCAGTACCTTCGAGATCTGCTGTGATAGTTCCCGCAGAGAAATTACCATCCTTATCTCTCATAACAACGTTTCTTAAAACGATATTATTTTCTGGATTATCAGCATCAAAATCAGCGTTGTCAACTCCAGTGTAAGTAGAATTGCTATTAGATGATGTAATAGTTACATTACCAGCATTCCAGATAACATTGGAATTAATTGTAGTGGAATTTACATCTTTTACTTGAAAATCTAAATTACCAGATTGTTGAGATGTTTCACTATTTCCGCTTGCAACGATAGAAGACTGCCAAGCACTAGAACCTTCTGTAAAAAATCTTAGTGCTGGAGTTGTAGAGTTAGAACCAGTTGTTCTGCCCATACTCATAATGGCAGTTCCATCAACACTTTCTAGTTTTGCTACAACAAAACTACCATCCAATATACCATCAGCATTTCCATCATATGAAGAAATATCAATATCTTGATACGAAATTTTTACTTGAGCACCACCAGATGTTGTTCCTCCAATTGATCTACCTAATGATTTCCATTGAGTAGCAGTTCCTGAGTTATATGTTGCTGTAACAATAGCATAGTTATTTCTAGAATCATTGCTATCTATACTGGTGAAAATATTTTTTACAATAGCTGATCCTAGATTTCCTCCGCTTACATCAAATACAGTGATTACTTCATCAACTGTGAATGGAGCAGCTGATAAAATTGATAACGTGTTTGTTACTACATCAGTATTGATATAGAATTGATATACAGCAGCAGTCCAATCGAATACAGTAATACTATCTAAGAAATTTTTGGCGGTTTGATACTTTGGTAATCTACTATCTCTCAATGACCCAGAAATTTGATTCTGAGAATTTTGATACCAAGATCCTTCTCTAGATTCTAACTTATCAGCATCAAGACCTGATCCAGGACCATCAGAACCAGAAGTCCAGACTTTATACCAATTTTTAAATTGAGATAGGCTATCGTTAGAACCTCTAAACCAGAAACCACCACCAGATTCATCGCCAGGACCATCAGTAAATGCTAATTGTCTAGTTCCTCCATCATCTTCACTTGCTCTAATATTGACGAGTAAATATGGTTTTGGATCATTATCTGGATCTGGACAATCACTAAGACCATTAACACCATCATTTTTTGGAGTAACTGTAATACCTTCTGAAACTTCTTCTGGTGTTACAGGAGAGTTAACAGCAGTTTCTTGCCAGTAAAGTCTTCTAGCACTACCAGACTGACCAGAAATACCAATGTTATATGATCCAGATAGTCTATTTGGTCCTAAAGTACCTTCTTCTAGATTGGAAGCATTTAAATAATACGAACCCTCAAATCCATCAAGACGATCAGCATCTAGATTACTAGAATCGCCAGTCTTTAGTCTAACAGAACCATCTCCTGCTAAACCAATTTCAAACTGAGATTTGGCAAATCTAGCTAGACCTAAAGTTCCAAAGTCATCAGTTGTACCATCGGTAACCCTAGCAATATCAATAGTTGTATTTGCATACATCTTATTGGTAGTAGAAACCTTAGCTTGCAATACAAGGAAGGATCCACTACCCAATTCTGGCGGAAATTCTGTAACAGTAAAGTCTGTATTGTATCCACGACCACCATCCGTGACAACTACAGATGTCACGACACCTTCTGTAACG